TTAGTTCCTGCTGCCTGTTTAGCCATTGGAACAATTTCTTTTCCATCAACTGCTTGACCTTCTTCTATCTTTTCTTGAATGTCTTTTTTATCCGAACTTGTACTTGCATAAGCATATTGATAGAAAGGATCATTCTTATCATAAGCAGGATCTAAAGCTTTCAATTCGTCATTGTAAACCTGATCATAAAAAGATTTAGCCTGAGTAGTAGCCTTTTCTGCTGCCCTCATACTATCTCCTATTTCTGGAGTGACTGCACCGGTATTTCCTGATCGAATTTCTGCATTTATTTTAGCACGATCAAAGGCTTCTCCCTCGGATTTAAAAATAGGTAAGTTTTCTTCAGCCAAGATGTTTCTTTTACATTATATACCCGATCTCACAGGTTTTCAGCTTTTTGGCTTACTAAAAGAGAATGCCTCAACCAAATCTCCTTGTGCATTCTTTTGATTTTGGTCTTCTATCTTTTTATTCAGCATGTCTATATACATCTGATATTCATAAAAAGGTAGATTTTCTAGAGTATCAATAGAAACCTTAAACTCTTCCCAAAGTCTGAATTTTATCTCAAAGTAATTGGTCAAAGATATTTGAAATAACGAAAAGGGATCTGTATCCTCCGGGAAAGGATATTTCTGCTGTGACCTCCCCGCCACAGCTTTCACAGTTGGTATAAATTCTAGACTTGGTGGCAAAATTGATTTTTTGACTTATTTGGTCAGCAATCGAAAATTGTAAAGGTGTCCATTCTAAAGAAGCTCTTTCGTATTGATCGTAAAGACGTTCGTCTAATGCTCTCCAATCTGGAATAATGAATGTTGCAATGTTTGCAAAACTTGGATCGAATTTCTTTCCTTTAGCTTTCTTTTCTGCTATAATTTTTCTACAAATAGTGGTAACACCAACTGTAGGGATATACAAATTCATTTCTGGGCTTCCATCTTTTGGAATGAATTTAAAAGAGAAAGAATCTCCATCATATCTTTTTACAATCTCTTGATCAATTATAAAACTATCTAAAAGATTGGATTTAAGCTCTATTTGGTCTGGAACTTGACACTCTTGTTTTGTGCAATTTTTAGAAACAGGTAAAAGAATTCTATTCTCTCCTTTTAGAAATGTTAAATCTCTTATTGACATTATTAGAAAGAATCTATCCTCGTACCAAAGATCATAATGGTCTAGAACACCGCCATTCCAGCGGATTCTCATACACTTCTTAATTATAGTATTTAATTTGTCATCTAAATCAATTCTATCGGAATCATCTACTGTTGAAAAATGTCTGATTTCAGAAACAGATGCTGATTTGATTGCGATTTCAAATCCTTCAGGATAGCCAAAACCTTTTGATGGTAATGTTTGTGGTGGAAGATTTTTCCACTCCGATTCCATTCCCAAAGGAACCCTGTTTACTTTTCCTAGATTATTACTAGGTGGATTTGTAACTGTTTCCCGAGCATTAGATTGTGGTTTTTCTGGAATCCAATTTGGGATTTCAAAATTCTCAACATCTTGATCCTCATCATATTCAAACTTGGAATTCGATTCTTTTTTACTTAGCTCGTCAAGTAAATTTCTTTCTAAATTTTTGTCCATATGTTCCATGAAGATTTTACTCCTTGGTTTCTTTTAGTTTCTTATTAAATGAGAAAAAAAAGTATAATCCAAAGAATAGCGCCGAAAGGAAGTAAAAAATTGCTACAGTATGCCAGTAGGAATTTGTCCATTTCATTATTGCAGCGAAAAGGATATCGAATCCAAATGGATTGAAGAAAGTTGCCAATATCAAGCAAACTGAAGCTGTTCTTGTTTTTTGTTTCAGGGTCACAACTGTCGTCCATGTAATTTGGTATCTGACATTTTATTCCCGGTTCGACCACAAAATAAAATGGAGACTTTGTAGAGTCTCCATCTATATATTTAACCTTTAAAATTTTAGTTAAAAAGATCCTCGAAGTAATCAGCTCTAAAGGAAAGTGCCACTTTGTAAGGGGTAGTTCCGTTAGTGTAATCAAGGTCGAGCGATTTGATCTGGTCAACAGGGAAACAGTTTACGAGCTTAACTCTTCTGAAAACATCACCTTGCTTATTAAATATAGAAATAAGAATATAAGTGTCTCCAGCATAAACAGACTTAATACCAGTTGCACCTGTTAATGGGTTGTAAACTAGGTCAGACCATTGTCTTAAAGTCTTGAAAACATAATTGCTATTATTGTCATCAAGGTTTGTTTCAAAATCAATTCTGACTTTTACACCAGTATCATCTACTGCTCCAGCAGCATATCTTCTTCTTGAAAACTTATATCTTTGTTCAGCAACTCCTGGGTTCTTATCAACTGCAAGACCAGAAATTGAAAGCACGTTCTCAACAAGTAATGTTCTTCCTCCGTTTCCTAAAGGATTAGAAACACCTACTGGTGGCTGTATTATAACCTCAAACTGGTTTAAGTAAACTGGTTCATAAAGTTGTACAGCTGCTTTAGATGAACTGAAATGTGGTAATCCTGCCATTTTCTTCTAATTATATAAATGTATCTTCGAAATAATCTACTGCCCATGTCACGTTGATCTTATAAATACCTGTTTGGGTATAGTTAAGAGCCATTTCGTTAATTGGTGTAATAGGGAAGCAATCTTTCAAATTAATTCTTCTGAACACGTCACCAGCTTTATTGAAAACACTGATTAAAATGTTACCTGAATAATTTGTCTTAAGTCCCATAGCACCAGTTATAGGATTGTAAACTAAATCTGACCACTGGCGAAGTATCTTGAACACATACATAGAATTATTGTCATCAAGGTTAATCTCGAATTCAATATCTACGTCTAAACCAGTTCTTTGAGGAGCTGCTCCAGAATAATATCTCTTTGCAAATTTGAATTGCTGAGTTATTTCTCCTGGGTTCTGATCTACCTGTAAACCAGATACTCTTGTAACTTGCTCTAATAAAATATTTCCACTTCCTGGATTTCCTTGTGGAGCAGCTACACCAGTTGGAGGAGATATTAATACCTCAAACTGGTTCAGGAAAACTGGTTCGTATTTGTTAATAGAAGCCTTCGAACTGGTATAATGTGGTAAACCTGCCATTGTCTTTTGAATTATATATTTGTCTAACTATTTCAGCATAAAATTTAAATGTAAAATAGCGGAGTTGATCAAATTAATTAACTATCTTAGTATATATCAGTATTCAGTTTTTTTTTTAATAGAAACAACTATATATTGGGCTTGATATATAAGGTTAAACCTACAAGGGATATACATGGAACCAGATTTATTTTCAGAATACACAGCTATAAAAAAAGGGACAAAAAAAGCAAACGCTTTTTCTAAATTGATTAAAAACAATGAGGAACTAAAAAAAGAACTGTATTCCAAATCCCTTGACATATCAGAGCTTTATTCTAATCCGAGTGAAGTACAAAGATTGAAATTTGTATTTGAGGACAAAAAAATCAAATTTTGTGAATGTGGTAAACCAAGATCTTGGAGAAACTTCAAAAAGGGCTATAATAAGACATGCGGGGATAAAGAATGCGTTTCAAGGGAAAACAATAGGTCAGTTAAAGAATTTTACCAAAATAAATACGGAGTAGACCATTTGTTTCAAACTGAAACATTTAAGACAAAATTAAAGGATACTTTCATATCAAAGTTTGGAGTTGATAACCCTGGAAAGAACGAGGAGGTAAAAAATAAGATCAAAAAAACAAATTTGGAAAAATTTGGAGAAACAAGCTGGTTAAAAGTAGAAGAAAATAAAAAAAGAATCTCTGAAAGTATTATAGAAAATAATTCTAAAGATAGAATCTCTAAAATTGAAAAATTTAATATACCAATAGAAATAAAAGATTTTAACACTAAAGAAGTTAAAATACAATGTAATATTTGCAGCAATTCTTCAGTCTCATCAACTTCATACTTTAATAAGAAAATATCAGCTGGACAAAATCCGTGCTTAAAATGCAGTCCCCCTCTTTATTCTGAATCTAGAGCAGAAAATGAACTTAGTGAGTACCTCAAAGAAATATACGCTTTGGAAATAATAACTCACGATAGAAAAATATGCGAAGGTAAGGAAATTGATTTCTTTTTACCTGAATTAAATGTAGGTTTTGAATTCCATGGGATCTGGTGGCATAGTGAGATCTTTAAGGGGAAAAATGGAAATCTTAATAAGAAAAATATTATTGAGAATAAGGGGATAAAAATTTACCACATTTGGGAGGACAGTTGGCTCCTAAAAAAAGAAATCATAAAAAGCAGAATCTTGAATGCTTTAGGTCTTTGTAAAAAAATATATGCAAGAAAATGTAATATCCTAAAAATTACTGCCAGAGAAGAAAAGGATTTTCTTGATACTAATCACATACAAGGATATGTTCCATCACGAATCAAGCTGGGACTTTATTATGATTCAGAATTAGTCTCAATTATGACTTTTGGGGCAAAAAGGAAATCTTTGGGTCAAAGATCAAAAGAGGGAGAATATGAGTTATTAAGATTCTGTAATAAATTAGGAACGACCGTAGTAGGAGGTGCATCTAAACTTTTCAATAAATTTATCAAAGAATTTGATCCGGATCTAGTTATTTCTTATCAAGACAATTCTTGGTATACTGGAAATCTCTACCAAAATATAGGATTTGATTTTATATCTAAAAGCAAGCCTAATTACTATTGGTGTAAGAGTAATATTAGATACCATAGATTCAATTTCAGAAAAGATAAATTAATTAAAGACGGTTTCGATAGAACTAAAACTGAGGATATTATTATGACTGAGAGAGGTTATTATAAATTATGGGATTTTGGTAATTTGAAATGGGAATACAAAAAAAAAGGCTTAGATTAATCTAAGCCTTTTTCTTCTAATTTATATTTTTAAGAAAATTGGATAAATCCTCCAGAAGCAATGCCTCCAGTTCTTGTTACCGTTAATCTGTTAATAAATTTGTGGATTCCCCTTGCAGGTTCGATTATAACATCTATAATACCTAGATTCTGATCTATGATTGCTGGTGTGTTATTAGAAGAATCCATAATGCTCAAGTAGTTATAAATACCACCTACAGATCTTACACCTGTTAAGTAATTATCTACCAATGTTTTAATTTCAAGTCTTACTGAGTCTTCGTTGAAATCAAATACATAATTTGAAAGAATCTCTTCAATAGCGCTTTCAATAGTGATCAGAAGATCTCTAACATGGAGGTTATTGAATGCTGAGTTAGTTCTTTGATAGCTTGTTTGGTTACCGTAGATAACTACTCCAATTCCTCTCTTACGGATGATTGGGTTGATACCAAATGGTTCCAAATATTCTCTATCTTCTAAATCGAAATCATATTCAAGACCAACTAAATTACCTGCTGAGATAATACCTCTTTTAACACCTGCTACTATTGAATAAGGTTCACCTGTGATAAACTTACGTATGAAGTTGTTTGACACGTAAGCAGCTGGTGGAACATTCAAATTCTTGCCGTTTTCTCTAATTGTCAAGAAAGGAGCAAAGAAACCAGAGAATTTAGCTCCTAAGTCTTCATCAGGTAAAGAGAATGTGAATGAAGGATTCAAACTCAAATTACCACCATCTGCAATGTATCTTGCTTGAAGAATTGGTGCTGGATCAGTTGACGTTGGTGCAGAAGTAAATCTAGGATCTATAGAATCAGAGAATTTCTGCATAGAAGGTGCGTTGCATATTGCCATACACTTCTGTCTGTTCTTAGCCAATCTAGTAAGTTGGTATTTACAGTTTGGTTGAATACCTCCATCAAAAGTATCCACAATGTATCTGAATGTAATAACATCAGTATCAGCTAGTGTTCTAGCCAAATTTGTGTCTGTCATCACATCAAGAATTGCGTTCATTCTTGTATCTGTTCCGTTAGGTACAGAAGCAGCTTTTATTGCAGCACCTGGGAGATAAGTGAAGTTAAACGTCTTAACAAATTCCTGTATGTTCTTGAATTTCCAAACTCTTGTTGTTGCACCTGGGTACAATTGGATAGGTCTTTCTGTTTTTACTTGTATCGTATAAACTCCAGGCGACGCTGCTGAAGATACGGATTTAACTTCAAGAACTCTTGTTAATCTTGACTGAAGGTTTTCAGTTAATGGATTATCGTAAGTTTGAGTGTCAGTAGATACCAATAGATCTCCAACTTTAATTCCTGACGCTTCAGCTTCAGCTTCAGTAAGTTCAACAACATTCGGAGCTAACTGAGTGATAATGTCAACATAATCGCTGACGTTACCAGCAGTAGAAACGATGTTGAAAGCTTCACCTGTAGTAAGATTAGTTCCTACTGGCAATGAGCTGATATATGAAGTATCCCAAGTAGCAATAGCTTCAGGAGTGTCGAAAGTATCGTCTGTAAACGCTCTCACAACCAATACGTTGAATCCATCTCTATCAACATTTGTTTCGAATTTCAAATATTGTAAAAGAGTTCCAGTATCGTCTTGCCAAACAACGTCTCCATCTCCAATATTTCCTTTTACCCAATCCTGATAAGCTACAGAATTTTCGTAAGCCAAATAGCTATCATCTCCGATTGGAATATCAGGCGAGAAGTAAACATCATCATTATCAAAGTAATCTGGACTTCCTATTTGATAAGCATCTGCTGAGTTTTTATTCGTTTCGTACCAAGGTTGAACATAAGTTGTACCTACTGTTGCACCAATTAATGGGTGAGTAAGTTTCATTCTAACCTGGGTTTGAACACCAGCTGCTAAAGTTGAATTTGTAATTGTCTCGGATGAGATAACCTTCAATTTAACAAGATCTCCTACATAAAATCCTAAATAACCAGGGGTAGGAAGTGAACTAGTAACTTTACCAAGGACCCATTTAGCTGCAGGAGATGTAGTTGTAATATCTAAGAATTCCTGTACAGCTGTAATTTGGTCGTCGTGATATGTTGGATTAGTAAACTTGGTATCGAATAAAATTTTACTTCCAGAAATTGTCCAAGCATTATTCATATCTGTGTACAAGATACCAGGTCCAGTGTTGCTGAACAAAGTTGAATCCTCAACCAATGTTCCTGTTTCAGGAAGTTCATCAAATCCAGTTCCTGGTGAAACTCCTGTGTCAGTTATAGCTGTACCTCCAGTAGCTCCATCTACATTTCTATAATAAGTAAAATCTGCAAAGAGATTTTGGCTATAAGAAAGGAAGTTCAAATTCTTTGGAACTGAAGTGATATCAGCATCAGCACCAATTTCATCAACCAAGTGGTGACCAACTAAGTCAATTACTGAAGAATTATTCTCTAAATCGTCTAAAGCCTCTTCATTAACTGCACAGAAAATTCCAGTTTGTTGAGTTTGATTATTAATCAATGTCTGAACATATCTTAGAGTTCCGTTTTGGTCAGTGAAGTTAGGAATGAGTGTTCCAGTAACAGTTAAAACAATGTTTACTCCATCTATAGAAAGGAAATCATCGATTTTAGATTTAATGAATCCTTTAGATGTAAAGTAAGCACTATATACTGGATCGTTTGCCAAAGCCTGGTAATCTGTCCAGTTTCCACTAACTGCAATAACATCTACAAACCAATCTGACAAATAATCATATTGGTTCATATAAGAAGGCACGTTGTCTGGACCAAAATATTCTCTTGCAGTTATATCAAACCCTTTTAATGGGAATCTAGAATCAAGGGATTTTCTAACGATGATTGATACTGGGCTCTGACCAAGGTTTACTAAGCTGAATAGCTTTCTAGAATCAGGCTGTGAGCTAGAAGTGTCTTCAGTGGCCAATAAATACTCAGTGTCTGGGAACCAGAACTTTTCTTTGTTATAGTAAGAAGAAACTAATTTATCTTGCTTAGTCAAAGGATCTGAATAACCACCTGTTGCATTGTTACCATTTTGTTCCTCTGTGTCAACAGAGAAAGCTCTATATCTTGCAACATCTGCTCCTTCAGCGAAATCTGGATCGCCATTAACATCTACACTGTTGTTAAGTATTCTTAGATTAAGAGCGAAAACAGGACCAGACTGAAGGCAGGTTAAAACTGATCTATGGAAGAAAGATCCCTTTTTCTCTAATGCTTTATCAATTCCTCCAAAAACTGCCTGGAAAGTAGTGATGTCTGGACAATACACAGGAGTGTTAAAAGGTCCGACATTAGAATAACCAACTACCAATCGGATTGTTGATGGGTTGATTATAATGTTTTCCGAAGCATCGAATTCTAATGTGTAAACACCAGAAGCTTTGAATAATGATAAATCAAGTTTAACTTGTTTGGCCATCTTTAAATATTATTTTTGTATATATCGAAGAAGTTCATCCGTTAGGACTTCTTTTTCTATCTATATATCATTCTCCAGTTAAGAATCAAGGAGACCATTCAAGAAAGTATAATTGGACATTTCCCCTCCTTTTGCAGAGGAAGCTTCAGTATTCTCTTTTAATTTTTCTTCTATAGACTTTTTAAATTTCTCGTTTAAACCATCATAAAGGTCAGTTACTGTGTCCTGAAAATCACCAGTTTCAAAGATACAGTTTATATCAACCAAAGTCATTGCAATATCATCCTTACCAATTTGGCTAGTAAAACTTCCTCCCTGGTTCATTCCAAAATTAGCTAATTCGTGTACTGTGTTTTTTTCTGACGGAATTATTTTACTGTTTTTTACATGTATTTTGAGATCGTAACAGTATTTTTCTTTGTTCTTAGATGTGAGCTTAACTCCTGGCTTTAATCTAGTAGATGCTTCTGAGTGCCTTGTATAAACGAACATTTCTTCATAAAACTCTTCCGAATCTAAAAGCTTGTCCATTAGAATCTCTCCCTTATAATCAATCTCAATTACGATTCTAGTGTTGTCCACTCCTAGAATTTGTGTTACCAGTATCTCTAAAAACACCTTCAATTCATCTATCTGGATAAGATTTGATCTAAAAATTCCAACCTGTAATAGACAGAAAAAGTCACTTTCGTCCTCATAAAATTTCTTAGATTTTATGATGTTAGATGGCATTGGGGCAACTTTGAAAATGTTTACTACCGAATAGTCACCTCCACCTCCACCTGCAGTATCAATCGAAAGATAAAATTTCTGTCCTTCCTTTTCAAATATGGACGTTGGATCAAATTTGGGATGCCAAATAAGGTTAGAATAATCTACGTGACTATTTTCAAATGGGAATAGATCATGGTGTATAAAATCCTGCTCGTTGATTTTGAGTCTTTTGAGGCTTTGGGAATCAAGGAGAAGTCTAGATGACGATAAGAATTGACATCCATACTCTTGATTGAAATCTTCTTCTGATCCTAGTGCAGCTATTTCTCTTTTCTTCCATTCGTCATCTCTTCCAGGTATTTGCCACCATTCTACTCTTATCGGATTAAAATCGTTTTCCTTTTCAATTGCACCTTTATAAATTTCCCAAAATTTATTCATCCCATTCGGTGTGGATGTTATGATTACTCTTGAAATTTGTGAAGATGAAATAGTTGGGTATACGGATTTGAAGAATTGGTTTATGAAGTTTGGGTTGATGTGTGCAAACTCATCCATGTAGAGCATGTGAATGGTATAACCGATGGAAGATGTTTTAGTGGTTGTTTTTGCCATTATTCTGCAACCATTATCAAACTTCATAGTCATTACGTTGTAAACCAATATACCAGGTTTCAAAAAGAAAGGTAATCCTTTAAGGATAACTTTAATCTTATCCATCAATTCTGCAGCTGTATCACCGATGTTTGCCATTATCATGGCATTTTTCTCAAAATTGAATAGCAAGTACCATAAGAGGAATATAGAGGATGTTATAGTCTTTCCTGATTGCCTAGGGGAAACGAATACATTTTTTCTGTGATGTTGATATTGATTCAGAATTTGGATCTGATAATCTCTTAATTCAATTTGCCTGATACCATCATCAGTCATCACTTTACAATAGTTGTTTGCAAAGTACACAACATTAGATGCACATTTCTTTATTTCTTCTAATTCCCAGTCTGTGTATTCAAAAAGTACATTGCCCCTTCTTAGCTCTGGTTCGTTTTCATGAAAAGGGTTATCAACCTCTTTATAGTCAATTCCATTTTCTTCAGCCTCAAAAAGTAGTTTTTCTATTTTAGCTGTTGACCAAAAATTACCGGATTTATCTTCCTTGTTTTCTGACATAAAAAAAATTAATCAAAGATTTCGTCCTCGATTTCAAAGTCCTCATCGTTATCAGAACCTCCTATGAAATCTGCAGTGCCACCATCTTTTGTTCTTGGATTTATTAATTCGTCTTCTGGCTCTATTATTTCCGCATCCTTTATTTTGCTTCCACCTTTCATCAAGGTTTGTAAGTTTTCCATCAAGGATTTAGTTCCTCTCACTTTCAAAGCATCCATATTTTCTGGAGAGTCTATTAAATTACCGTCCTTATCAAATTGGATTTCTGATTGTTTTTTGATGTCCTCAGATTCCTTTCTTAATTCTTTGTAGTTCTTCTCCATCTGGGACATGTAAGTAGCAAAATTTTTAGGCATCTGCATTATTTGATTTTGCAATTGGGCTAAAACTTCAAAAAGTCTTGGCTCTATTCTTCCTGAATCAATCTCTTCTATGAGTTTAGAAATAGCGTGTTGAGCAGTTCTGATCTGAAATGCCATAGTGGAAATACTTAAAGCGTCAATCTTCTGTTTGTGCTTTAAATAGTTGTCTTCTGGAAGACTTTCCATATCATGATAGAACTTAGAAAGGGAATCCAGAATAGCCCTAGCCTCCGATTCAACATCATTTTTGATGTTATCAACATCGATAGTTCGTTGAGGTCTCATTGGAGGAATATCTGGAGCGGTTAATCCAGACAACATTTCATCAGCCAAAATGATTCCATCAAGCTGTTCTTTAAGGTTAAGCTCTTGCTCTTTAGATAAATTAGGCTTTTTTGGTTTTCTTCTTGGCATTTACTTTTGAGTATTATATCTAATTATCTATTTCTAGCGACACGTGGAAGTTTCAGAATTGGTTTAGCATTATCAATTATGATGGCTAATTGTGCATCATCTATGATATTTTGGTTCAGGATAGCAGATTGTTTTTCTTCCTCTACCATATATTTAAAGAACCTAAAATTGGTTACCCATAAAGGACAAGATCTAGTCTTATATGCGTAGTTATTTGTTCCGTAAAAAGGGCTATCAAAATCTGTCTCTATAACTGGTGGTATGTTAAACGTATATGCTTGAGTTGTAACGCCATCCAAAGAATGAATTAGGCTCAAATCAGATGTTTGTGCTAAAGGATTATCTGGGTTGTAAGTGAGTCTCCAAACCTTTAATGAATATTGTCTGAATACATTAGAAAAATTAAAAACGAATCCATACCAATCATCTTCAGTTGGAATGAATTGACCTATTGTGCTTTGAATTCCTGCTCCAAAAGGTGAAAGAATTTCTAAATTATTTATTTTCACTCTAAAACTACCAGTTTGCAAATAGTTGCCGGATTGTGGACTCGATTCAGCATTTGATCCACTCCAAATGAAATCTATGTATAACCCTTGACCATTATAGTAACCATCGAACAATATTCTAGATTGAGCTCTTTGTGCTTTCCATCCCGAGGTTGACACAGGTGCTGAAGCTCCTGAATCCTTCACTTTGAATCTGAATTGATCTATAATTTCCAAAATCTCAAAACCTCCTGATCTTATACCATCAGCCAGGATAGAAACGAATCCATTAGGATTGGGTCTAACATGAAATCCGTGAGGTATAGGATAAGTTGTATATGTTATCTCGCCAGATCCAATATTATCAATATTAATAGGGTATTTAGGAGATGGTCTGAAAACTAATTTACTCTTATCAATGTAGTTTCTTGATCTAAACCAGCAAAGAAAACTCCTCTCCTCATTAGCAGTTAAAATTGGATCTGCCTTCCATCTAACAGCATCTCTTTCTTCGTCAGTCCAACCAGATGCAGGAGAAACTGGATCTATTGTGTTAGGATCATCGATAAAAATAGAATTTAGATCATAATAAGTATTGAAAACTATTGTCCAGTTGTTATTTAAATCGTATTCTATAATTGGGAGGTTCTTATTAATATAAGATCTTATTGGATCGTCTAATCTCCTTTGTGAAGTTACTGCATATTGTTGTGGTTTAGTAATTTCAGTTTCTTGATCTTGGATATCAGTTCCAAAAAGTTCTTGTGTGTTTACAGTGTAATCATGTAAGCCAGATTCTGCTGTGGGATCCAAGAATGTTGTGTTTTTTTGGATTTCGTACTTAACCAGTTGAACTTTGAAATATACCGGATAGTTATTTATATCTCTAAAAACGTACATAGAATCTATCCTATAAATTCTATTTGTTCGTGGGAAATAAATTATATCTCTTTTCCTTGGCTGAGATCCTTTTCCGAATATTCCTTCGAAATATTTTCTATCTATATGGATTTCAAAAGGTTGTTGGAAGTTTAATCCCCACGTTTCAAAATTGATAGCAGCATCAGGAAATTGGTTATTAGGAACCATAACCTTAACACACTTCTCATCAACAACATCATATAGCGTATACTCTTTGAGAACAACATCTTTGCCTCTTCCCTGTGGTTGAACAGAATAATAAACCACTTCGTGACCGAAAACATTATTTACAACCTTACTTAAATCTTGATATAGATTGATCGCTCGATTTATATCATATGGTCTAAAAGTGAAATCACAATCTGAAAAAACAATTGGATAATTAGTTAGCTCTTTTCCACAAAGCGGAGTAGGCGTTACCATTAAATCTCTAGGATCTACAGTAGCATAAGTTAAGTCCAATTCAAAATCATTTAATATTATTGCAGGACTTAAAGTTGTTCCTGGAGGATAATAAGGACTCGCATTTTCATCTGAAGAAGCTGTCATTCTAACTTCTAGATAAAAGGGAACAGCAGGAGATATTGGCAATGCTTGAACAGCAGCCTCGGTTAGTTCACTCCAAAGAGACCAATTTGATCCATTTATACTCCATCTAAATTCTAAAAACAGAAAAATGCTTGGGGGATTTTCTCCGCTTGTATCAATGATCCACCCATTAAAAGATTGTACATTTTTAAAGGGATCTGACCAAGAAATTATTCTATAATTTCCAATAGCGGTAAATTCTATTACTACCTCTGGCATTTTTGTCTTTTCATTTGTAATATATATCGGTAAAAGAGTTATGAGAAAATTAAGAGCTGCAATGGAGAAATTTAGTTTCTCACAATTAACTTCAAATTCGGACGGAAAAACCTCAGGAAGTGGCACCGCTGGTCTTTACATTGTATTTATAGGAGGATTTTGTTTTTTCTTAGGATGTATCGATAAAATGTTCATTAATCAAAATGTCGACATTTTAGTACAATCAATAATTTTTGTGAGTATAGGAACTGCTTTACTTGGGTACAGGAAATCAAAAGACACACAAGTTATAGAATCTGATAATAAAACGGTCAGCACTGCGGAAGAAGCTGAAGTGAAAGAGGATCAGCAGTTAAATTCTTAAGGATTAGCACCGGTAGATCCTGTAATATCCCTTCTAATGTCGTAAACTCCAAGCCCTTCTATAATTGTGCTATTATCTTCAGGTGCCTTTCCTAATTCAACATTTAGTTTGATTCCACCTTGCATCAAATTACCTCTGAATCTCTCAGTAGTAAGGTCTAACTGTGGAAGATATGTTTCTAGATCCATCGAGAAAGAAAGTGTTATAGCTTCACCTCTTTGTGATCCGTATCCCATTTGGAAATTATTAGGTTGCTTATCTGGAGGAGAATCCTGTAATGAAACTTGAACTGGTATTCTAAACCCCTTGTAATTGAAGTAGTAAACGAATCTCTTGTACAATATTTCAAGAACACTTTGCTGTATTTTAAAAGCATCTAAAGTTGTATCTGCTTTGATTTTAGCATTAACTTGTATTGCTAAAGGAATAGGATTCATGTAGGATGAATAAGTCACCATTTCACTTCCTGATTCTTTTGGTACTTCTTTTACGTACGAGCCACGGACAAATTTTGTAGTCGATGCAGATGTATCTAATCTGATTGTACCAAGCTCTAATATTCCTCTTGGAACGACATCATAATTTCCCTCAGCAAAAGCAGGATTTCCATCGCAGTCTTCATAAGAAAGATAAAAATCTTGTAGAAATGGTTCGTCGCCTACCATAGAATAGAAAAATGGAATGAAGATAGTTCTTTTAACTTGATCTGATCCAGTTTGAGTATAGGTTATAACCTCATTCATCTTACTTAGAAGCCCTAAAATAACACCTCTAAAGAAAACATCGTCTGTGTTGTATTTTTCTAAAAAATCCATATTAGTTAATTACTGAGGTATTATTAGTTATTATTGGAACACTGCCATATTGGTAAGGATCCTTTTCTAAATCAATAACCCCGATTTTTGATTGGAAGTAAATCGGAATTTCTCTTAAATTAATTTGTAATGGCTGCTTATTTTGATTGATATAATCGGGATGATCAAATACACCTGTTGCATATTCTACATCAGTCATTTGATTACATTGGATAAGTTGAACTGGGGAAAAATACTTTCTCAATGAATTTATTCCTTTTTTTGCAGCAATTGAAACCTTAAACCTATAAACGAAATATTCTTTTTGTGGAATATCATCAACTAAAGAATCGGGTTTTACCACAAGAAAGTAATAAAACCTTGGTTCTAAATTTCTAATTGTGTTAGTACCCGCAGGATAAATGATATTGGCCATCGATCTATATATCGATGTAGACTTTAGCCTATCTTTTCAAAAACAAGATCTGAGAAATTGTTCTTTTTTGAAATCTCTATCTTGTAATCGAAAATTTCTGTAGGCATTGGTGCGTGATTAATTACGAAGATGTTCATGTGTAAATCGTCGCAAAGTTTTCTCAAAGTAGTTAGAATCGTATGTACCCCATCAGGATCGACAGAACTGAAAATCTCATCAAGAAATAGAATGTTAACAGAAGAAAATCTTATTTTCATTAACTTGATTATAGCAACTAAGACCGCAAAATCAACTTTTTTCATTTCTCCTGTAGAAAGAGTTTGACAAGATATCTCCTCACCTAAGTGGAATATTTGAGCATTGAACTCCTCATTGAAAACCACCTTGTATGGTAAATGTAAAGAGAGAAGAGTGGAAAGAATTTCATTGTTAAGTGATGGTAAAATAGACTTAATTGCCAGTTGCTTTACACCTTTTTCACTTAAGATTTCATCAAGGGTTTTAATCCAATTTTGTCTCTCTTCCCAAGTAGACTTTTCCTTATTGAAAGTGCCAAGCTCTTCTTGTGCAGTGTTCAACAACTTCTTAATAGAATTTACCTGATCATTATTTTTTGCAGTTTTAAGATCCCTTAATTTTTCTTTCAAAGATTTGATAGCTAATTCTATTTTCCCTCCCTTCTTAAAAAGATCATTTTTGGTATCTTGTAAATCTGATTGCAATTTCTTAGCATCATTGTAATTTTGCTTCAAAGCTTGCAAACCATCAGACAAATCCTGTCTTTGTGATGAAAGAAGGTCAAAATGAGATTTATGAAAATCACTTGAAAGATCTGATAAGCAGGTTGGACACTTGTCGTTGTTGTACAAGTTCATTTTTGAATCTAATTCTTTGATTTTACTCATAGAATCAGTCAAAGTCTCGTATGCTTTGGAAACAGTTCTACTTATGTCATTTTCTTGTGTTTTGAAAGACTTAAGCTTTTCTGTGTGAATTTTAAGCAGATCTGTGTAATCATCAAGCTGTTCCTGAGTTTTGTCAATTTCACCTCCTGCATTTTCTACTAATCTTT